CGCAGCGATCACATTCAGCAATCGCTATCTTGCCGGATGCAAACCGATTACCCATTAGTAACCTCCGCCACTTCCAATAAACATCTGTCTAGGAACAAACCTAATAGCAGCTTTCTCTCGATCTTCACCTGCGGCTATGTCAAATGTCTCGTCATAAATCTGTTTGAGCATCTGGATGCGGGGCATTAATTCAGGAACTTTGACAGCAATGTGATACGCCAATCCAGCCACAACACATGGTAAAAACCTAAAGTTCATGTCGGCTGTCTCAGCACCCGCGCCAGCATCTTGCACTCTACGCAGTCGGTAATACACAAACTGATAGGTAGTAGAGTTATCAGGTGTAGGCCATACAGTAATAGCTGGAAGTTGAGGAACAAAGACCGCAGTCCCGTCTGCTTGTGCCGCCGCCGTTGTATTATTTTGGCCACGATATACACCGCCAAGGGTATTCCCTGATACGTATGTGTAGTAGATATCTTCTGAACCAAGACGGATAAAACCCGATCCAGCTAATCCAACTACCGTGTTAAGCGTGATCGTCGTTGCCGTAGAGGTAATGGCCCCATCCAAGACCGCAGTCGTTGGGTTAGTTTCCCCAGAAAGCCTTTGAATCCAGACTTGGATTGGACGAGCTTGTTGGAGTTTATTTGGAATAGTCGCATAAGTAGAAACACTAATACGTGTAATAGTCAGGTCAGCTTGAGTAGAAGCTGTATTCTGACCAGTGCGAATAACGTGTTCTAACAAATCAATGGTGTCTGTAGGTAATGCATACGTTGCTAGACCAGGGATTAGGTTAATTACACCCTGCTCCATAGTCCACATGTTGATACCTTTGTTCTGCCACTCGATAGTCATCAAGTTCATAGAACGACGTGCTGTACGCAGGTCGTAGCCAGAACGCATTTCTCGGCCCGCACGCTCCCACGCTTCCTCGGCGATCTCCGTGAAGTCCATGTTGAACAGTGTGGTTCCGGTAGTGCTCATCTAAATCCTGCCGTTTTCTTTGCAATAGTTTTAGGTTGTGCTACGAATTGTTTACCAGATGCTTTACCAGCACGTTTGGCTTTAGTCGTTGCAGCATACTCTGCTGAAGTTAAAGACTTAATAGCTTTCTCAGGCAAATACCGCTCTCCCGTCTTACTTGACGGCTTTCCACTCTTGGTACGCCATTTCTGGTCGCCCCAATCTTTGAGGGATTGTTGAGGAGCTTTCAATCTCGATAACCCCCGCCAGCCGCCTTGTACTTCTTAGCAACTAGCTGAGCTTTACGTGCTGACCACTGACCTGCGCCAGTACCATGCGTTGCTGCGGCTTTTACTTGAGACACAATCCTTTTGCGAAGACTTGGCTTTGTGTAATTGCCAGCAGCGTTTACCTTACCACCTTCTTTGTACTGGGTAAAGTCAGTGTCATCCCGGCGTGCTTTTTTCTTTGCGTCAGGCATTTTGCTTGGGGATATGGCCCCCATTCCACGGCTTGCCATCATTTTGGATTACCTTTAGCTTTTTTGGCTAGAAACAATTTATCAACCATTTCTATCCGTTGAGGTTTAGTTGTAACTTTATTAATAATACCTAGCCGCTTGGGTTTACTAGCGCCGTAAAACCCAGCCTTTTTTAAAGACTTAACTACTTTAGCAGCTGGTTTTACGGTCGCCATATCAGCACATCTTTCCGCGAGTCTTGCCTTTAGTGGCAATACCATCAGCGCGTGAAGAAGCAGAGCCACCTTTAGCATAGCCGCGCTGACCACGAACTGCGTCACGCGGGTCTTTTTTTTCAGGAGCGTATTCGGTATTGCGCAAAGATTTTGTATATGCGGCTTCAGTAGCCGTATTCATCTTGCGGTCAGCCATTTCTTCCCGCGCTTGTTTTTCTGCTGGACTCATTTGAGACTCCTAGATTAGCACTTGCCGCCATTTTTCATGGCGATCATCTTGCCTTTGGTTTTGCCTTTAACAGCAACGCCGTCTGGTGTTTTGCCAGTTTTTACAGCGCCCATCTTAGATGCAGCTATGCCACCTTTTTTCAGGAAGGCGGGCACTTTTTTGCCGTCTTTCATTTTCATAGGCATGCCACCGTCTGCGTATCCACCCATATTCATCTTTTTCATATCGCCACCTTGTTTAAAAGTTTTGCCTTTATCGGCATTGTTGAACTCTTTACCCACGGATTGTGGGACTCCTGCTTTCTTAGCAAAAGATGGGTTATTAGCCACCGCTGCCATGAAATTGTGTTGAGCTTTACTCTTGCTTGGCATTATCGCCCCGCTTGAATAAGCTGGTCAATCTTTGCTTCAAGTTTGTTAAAGCGTTGGTCAATGTGGTTCGTAATGCGATCCACTTCTGCTTGAGTAACGTTATCACGGGCAACCTCCTCGCGTGTTTTGTTTAAGAGAATGCTTATACGAGCAAGCTCCCTAAACTTTTCATTCATCATGTAGCCTAACAGTCCAATCACTAAAGACAGGACGGCAGACCAAGCGGTGTTTAGATCTAACAATTCCAAGCCCTCAATGCTTTATTGATCCGTGAATCCGGATCGTTGGCTGTCTTGGCACTCGTTAGCTTCTTTTTCATCCCACCCATCCTCGCACAGAAAGAGTCGCGCCGTGAGCCGCCTTCCGGCTGGGGAGGTTTCAAGTTCATACCTTGCGCTTTCGCGGAGGCCCGACCCTTGGCGTTCAAGCCGCCCTTCTCGGACTTGCCTTCTTTCCTCTGCCATGCTGGAGACTTAGCCATAATAAATCTGCGCCGCGTCAATTGCGCTCATGTAGGCATAAATTCCATTGACTGCCAACACGCCTTCGCCGGGAATCATGGGGGCGTTTTGGAATTCATCTGATGAATGAGTTTCGTAAGTCATTAACCAACGATTTGCGCCACTGACATACAAAGCCGCAGTAGAAGTTATGCTTCCAGTGTTAATGTCATTTAACGTAAACGTGTCAGCGTCTGTCCTAGTAATTGTGTAATTACCATCTGTGGCTGAAACGCCTGCATTGCTGGCAAAGTGAATACCAACAACGTTTCCAGTTGACAACCCGTGAGCAGTTTTGGTAACAGTTACAACCGTGTTTGTACGAGCATAAGTTACGCTTGAAGTTACTGGGGCTGTGGTTGTATCAAACAAAACCAAAGTTCCGCTGCCACCGTAAAAAGAAACGCCTTTTACACGGTTGCGCCCAAGCACAAAAAAACCGCTTTGATTTAAGTGCCCTTGTTTAACGTCATACTGCATTGCCATTTTCTTGCTCCGGTTCTGGTGCGTCTAGCCTGTTTATGAGCATCTTGTACGCTTGGATTGTGGCTTGAGCCTGAGTCAAAAAGGTACTAGCCTTCTGTGCTTCAGTCTCAAGGTCACGAATCTCAGACTCCAAGAATTCCTTGGTGATCTGCATATTAACTGTTTGTTGTAGTCAACATGATGTAGTACGCAGTACCTGCGCTGTCCACAATCTTCAATGAGTTTGTAGCTGCGCCTTGGGTATTGGCTGTAATCATGCCAGATGGAACGTTAAACAAGTTAGCTACTGTGCCAGTGCCGCTGTTTGTAAAGCGGATGAAAGAAGCGTTTGTCCAAGTACCGCCAGAAGCAAAGTCAGAGTCAGCTTGAATAGCTGCAATCGTACCGCCGGGGTTTGTGGAAGAACCACCTAAAGTAGCGCGAAGAGCGTTACCTGCGCCGGAGATAGTGCCAGAACCGTTGATGCTCAAGCTGATGTGGGCACCGTTGATTGTGCCGCCTGTAGCGCCACCAGCGCCTGTCACTCGAGTCAAAGCACGTATAGTTTCGCCAGAACCAGTGGAAGTAAATTCCAAGCGCTGATAAGACAAACGTGTATCGCCAGTGGTAGCAGATGTTGTAGCAAATGCAGCGTTAATGTTTTCTGCTGTAGTTACTGCAAGAGGAGAAGCAGAAGTGCCCGTTTCAAAGCCGTTGTTAGATACGACTGGGCCGGAGAACGTGGTGGTTGCCATGATGTGTCCTTACATACAAGTTAAGTGCATCAGTCTGTATGTCGTCAGCCGGGACTGTCTAATGCACCGGATAAGCCCGGATGTGTATTTATACCACTACGTTTAAACCAATGCAACAAAAAAGGGAGCCAAAGCTCCCTTTTTTTAGACCTATTAGGCTCCGGGTGAACCGAAAATACCTAAAGGATCAGACACGCCGAAGCTGTAACGCTCACGGGCTTTGTAACGAACGTTACCTGTGTCAAAGTCGCCGTCCATGC